GCCTTCCCTCCCCTCACCATTAATTTCCGGATTATTTGTTTTACCAATCTTATACAACCTGCACAAAGATGTTTTCTTAAAATAACATCTTTTAACTTGTTTGTGATCGTAAACATTTATCAACAGTTATTAACGTGTTTTTAGGGTTCAGCCGTTCTCTCCTGGAGGAGACAACCACGTACGTATGAGATCCTCGTCAGGCATTATTCATTAAGACTCCTTAACGAACAAGGGTGCGTTCACGCCCACCATAGCGCCATAATTACGGGATGGATAAACCGCCAGTCCTCCGACAACTGGAGCATCTTTCTTTTAACGTCGTGAGTCAACGACAACCACCTTGGCCAAAGTGGTTAAGGTGTTTACACCTCATTGCAACGTCTCTGAGCCTTGCGCTCATACTCATACTTATCCTTTCTCAAGGGCATCATATGGTTGCTAACTACACTTGGCAGCCCTTACGGAATACCATATGTCTGATCAAACATGTGTAAAGTGTTATCATTAATGTTGTACGATACATGTCTCTATTTTCTAAAATGTGCTTAGTACTCCAATAATGAAGCCACCTAAGCCAAGTGTTTTTGTATTTTTCCTCGTCAATGCCAACTGACGGTGTTGAGTGTATCTATGCGCATTAATGGACATATAATAAGCACACAAAGAAGAGGTTGCTCACCCCTCTTACTATTGTTCCCACAATAGCGTGTACATAAGAACCCATTAGGTTGTAAAGTCTAATGGGGGTTTTAATCTAATCAGCGATAGTCAGCTTAATAACCAACTCACTAAATTGTGACACTAGCATCAAGCTCAGTTACAAACATATCAATGTTGGAACTTACTGGGTAAGTCCCAGAACCATTGAGAACAAATGTAACATTACCGGGAGTGGTAATGGTTGTAAAGAAACAACCTGAGAACATGAATGAAGTGGATGATGTGCCTGTGTTTGGTCCTTGAGGTTGCTGATCACTATCATTGTTCCATAGTCGAATTAGGTTGCCTCCGACTGTGGAGATAGCACCAAGTGTGCATGCTGCTGCAGCACCAAACCAGTATACATTGATTAAGTATCTGGCTGATGGTTGTGCAAAGAATGATATGGTGGTAGGTGTAATAGTTAGTGCCAATGTGCCAACATTGGAGATAGCAGTCACACCGAATGGGCTGGCGCTTGTCGATCCTTTGTTGAAAGCATGGCCGGAAGCTATATTTCCCCCTACTGTAGCTGGTAGCTCAGGCTTGAAAAATTCAACACAGTAAGAAACCCAAAGCTCCCCAAGATTTTGAACTGGGTTTGCTTGTGTTGCTAACTGGAAAATACCATAATCTGAAAACCTTAGATCTTGGTTGGAAGGTACTGCGCCTGTTCTAACATACCGTTGTGGTAAGGTTGTTGCGGGAACAGCACATTCAACAGCGTGCATAAGATTTAAGGTTGGTTTTACTGAAACAGCGTATTCAGAATTTTCCATTGCTTGTTTAGTTGGATAAATTGGTACATCAGCGTTGTACTGAGTCGCCATGACAATAACACCTGGCGCTCCAGATGTTACAAAGTCAGTTATTAACGGTCTAAACTCAAAAACTAAACCATGGAATCGATATTCCTGGAAGTTTTCTGCAATAGAAGATAACCAAGGGAATGTTTGAGCTATACCAGGATTGAGCGGATATCCTATGTTAGAAAACCCGGCTGTGCCTGTTATATCACCTAAATATTCACGATGGCAAATGATATTAGTGCGTTCGGTGGTTGAAAATTTTGGGATTTGGGAGGAATTGGCCAACATGTTGTATGAGGGCTGTGGTCCTAAAACAGTATAGTCACCACTTCCAAAAATGGATCCTATACCACTTCCTAAAAATTTTCCGATATTACCACCAATGCCAGATCCACCAAAGAGACCTCCTATTGAAGATCCCAAGATTTTACCAGCACTAGCGAACGGCGTTGATTTTGGTTGCCTAGCTCGGGACTGCGAAACAGCAAGTTGTTTCATCTTGTTGGTTAGGGCTTGATTAGATTTACTCTTATTTTTAACAGTTTTTCTTTTAGTCATGTATTGGATACCGCTGACTAAAGACGGGACTGTACATGTTGCTCTACCTGGTGCCTCCGTGCAGTCTCTTGGCATTTTGGTTAGCACTATTAAATAGTTTTGGGGCAATTAAAAAGCAACACCCAATGGCAGTAAGATGCCAGCTATGTACGATAAATTGGCAAGTCAGCATACCGATCATGAACAGAGCCCTCACCAAGGATGTAATTTTTATAATGATCTTCTATTGCTACCTGCTCATCTGGCAAGACACCAAATGCTTTCCAAAATGAGAATCTTGTTTCTTCGGTGATATATTGTATCTTAGGTTCCATTCTTTTCCCTAATCTAAAGAGTCCTCCATCCAGGGATTTCTCGTCAGTTAGTATTTTATGGTCACCTCCTACTCTATCAAGAACTGAGTAAAAACTCTGCATTACAGGAATGCTTGAATTTAAACTCAAGCCCCCCTGTCCTACGGTTTTTGCCCATCTTCTCATTATCTTCTCATTAGTTAATGGTTTCTTTGCAATGCTATCTTTGGCTATGGATCTAAAAGGATTTCTAACCATCCTATATTTTCCATTTCCATCAAGAACTGGTTTACACTGGCAAAACTCAATATGCTCTAATTCGTAAACTGGATCTTCAACAACAATGCTGAAACCTAAGTCTTCAAAGAACAATGGCAAGAGATTGATAATTTTGTCCAAATTACTTCTCTCAGTAATTATAACGCAATCATCTCCATCATTAGCTAATGACAGTTCTATGCTATGTGTTTTCATAAATGAATAAATAATGCCGCACATTATTAACACATTACCAAGAGATGTGTTAGGGTCACCAGACATCCTTCCGTGTTTAGTGGTGTACTTAACCTTACCATCCTTGACAAATCCTTTGCAGACATTATTTCTTTGAAGCTTCATTAAAAACTTGAAGAATTTATCGATTTTATAATATAATTGGTATGTAGTATGTTCCCATTCAAGCATAGCATTTGATACATGTTGGTCAAACCTGTGTGCATCAAGCCCAATTGCTACCGGGTCCAAATACAAATCCCACATTGTAGAAATAACTTCACCGCGCTCAACTGCGTTTAGACATTTAAAAACAGTGATTTGTTTAAACAACGTATTTATATCATCGTAGATCAGTTTTTCTAACGGTCTGATGTACCGCCCTGCCTCTATCCTATAACGTGCATCCCGTGGTGAGATAACGCGTTGCACTGGTATTTTCGAATGAAAATCATACAGTTCATATTTTAAAAATATGGTCACATGAGATGTCCTAGCATCGAACCCTTTGATTTTATTTTCTTTCATTGCTAACTCATAAGTTTGTCTACGCGAACCATGGTACAGTTGAACATAATGTTCAGCTTCCATCGGGCTGGCGGACGTGCTTACTTTCTTGAGATCAAAAAAGAAGGGTGCTAGGTAGTGATTTACTGTATCCAGGCGTGGTCTGTGTGGTTCAACCCATGTTTCATTCTTTTTGACATAAAACACACGTTCCTTCACAGCCTTAACTAAGGATAGAATAGTATTGTTATAAACTTGAAAATCTGAGTTTTGCGCTGACAGATGCGTAAAACCGTAAACAGATCTTTTAGTTTTTGGATGCTCCTTATACATTGATACCTCCAGGGAAGGGTGATCGGGAGCGACACTTGCGTGACAATCAACCCCAGGTATGTGTACAAGGCCTCCTCAAGCCCCCACCAATTTCGGGTTCCTTTTACGGCGCCCGAAAGGGTGGAAGAGGGTTGCATGGGACCTACTAGAGTATTCTCTTTCGGATGCTTCCTTCATTGCTAAGGCTCTTTTTGAGTTTCTAAACTGTTCAGCTTCAATTTCAGCTTCAGTCTTTACAAAAAACAATTCCACTGCCAATGGCAGTATACTTGCTTGATGTGAGGGTCTTACGCCATCATCACGCATCATTGAGCTCATGTACGTACGTACAACAGATCTTGATGCCAATGATTCTGTAACAATAGCAGGATATTTTGTTTTAGTATTTTGTACCAAACAAGCCTGATATTCTCCTCTTCTCGACAAAGCTAAATGAATTTTCCCTGCTTCACTAGCATTAGTCATCTCCTCTCTCCAGTCAACATCATCAAGCTGGTTATTTGCATCAATAACTTGATTTGATTGATCCTGAATGTGGCTAGGAACATGATGTCCAAAAAAGAAAGCTCTAACTTCCTTACGGAATTTAGCAAAACCCCTTAACTCTCGCCAAGGAACTGGTTTTGGTTGCTTTCTCATGATGACTAAATGGTCGTTCACTCTGAAACTCAAAGGTGTTTCCTCTCGTTCTTCAGCTTCACTGTGAACTGAGGGGATAAAAGACATCTCTCGCACACTGCCAGCAGTATGTTCTGATGTTGCAAGATAGGTATTTTCTGGTGATGAAGGTCTGGCCGGGCCTTCGTAATACTGTGCGATTCCATAATCATTTGAATCAAAATTGTAATAATCGTCGTACATCATCTTGCTTAAAACTATTTTAACG